GATAAGGATCGCCGAGTCCGCCTCGCTCCTGGAGATGGTGACCGCCCAGGAACTGGTATCAGCTCAGGCCATCGCGCCCCTGATGCACGCGGTCTGCGAACGGACCCGGTCCTACCTCGAGGGGGATGCTTCCCTGGACCCATTGGAACGACGGACCTTTATGCGCAGCTGTGACATCCTGATCGACCTGGTGGACACGGACATCTAACACGGAGGCACATCCATGGCCGAGGCAACGACCTTGAAACAAGCGGAGGTGGACAGCCCTTGCCACGCCTACATCGAGATGGCCGAGGAATGGGATCTCATGCGTCGTCTGATCAAGGGATCGTCCGCCATGCGGGCGGCAGGGGAAACATATCTCCCCCAGGAAGACGTGGAGCAGTCGAAGCATTACAACAATCGGCTGGCGCGATCCTTTCTACTGGGATTCACGGAGAATGCGATTAGGAAAATATCCTCCCGTCCATTCCGTCGGGAAGTGCGGATCAAGGGGGATCTCCCGAAAACGATCGAGCCCATGGCCGACAACGTGGACCGGGAAGGCCATACTTTGACGCAGTTCGCGAATCAGATGCTATATGATGGCATCACGTACGGCAAAACTCATGTCCTCGTGGATTATCCGGCATTGGACGAGGAGACCAAAAAATTATCGAACCTGGAGCGGATGAAAAATGGGATTCTGCCCTATTTCATTCATTTCAAGCCTGACCAGGTGATCGGATGGCGGTCGACCCGGCCCAAGGGCACCGCGGAAAAGAAGCTCATCCAGGTGCGGATCAAGTCGGAGAACTGGGAGCCTGACGGGGATTATGGCGAGAAAAAGGTGGAATACGTCCGGGTCTATACCCCGGGCCGGTGGGAGCTGCATGCCAAGGAGGAGGGGCAAAACAAATTCATCATGACCAAATCCGGGGAAACGGGCCTCGATTACATCCCCTTTTACACATTTTACACTCGCCAGACCGGATACATGACTGCCAAGCCGGCCCTGTCCAACCTGGCGGAGACGGAGCTCACCTACTGGCAGAGCTACTCGGATCACCGGAACATCCTGCGGGTGGCCCGGTTTGCGCTCCTGTTCATCAAAGGCGTAAGTCATAAGAATGCAAAAAAGTTCGTTGCGATCGGACCCTTCGTCTTGAATGCGCTCGAGGGTAAGGACGCGGACATGAAATTCGTCGAGCACCACGGCCATGCGATCAAGGCGGGCGAGCGGGACCTGGAGCGGTTGGAGAAGATCGCGAACATCCAGGCCATGCAGCCCATGGTGTCCAAATCCGGCTTCCCCTCGGCCACGGGTGAGATCATCGAGGAGGCGAAGAGCCAGGCGGACATCGTGCTCTGGGTCAAGGCGCTGCAGAAAACCATCCATGAATGTTTCAAAGCGGCGGGCAATTATGTGACGGCCAAGCTTTCCGATGATTTCGGCATCGACATCTTCGACGACGTCGGCATCACGGTCCGCTCCATCGACGAGTTCAAGGAACTGACCAAGCTTTTCTTAACGGACAAGATGCCGGCCGACACTTTCTATGCCGAGGCGATCCGAAGGGGTGTGATCGACGATATGCTCGATCCGCTGCTTCTCTCCTACGCGCTGGACGAAGGCGTCAATTTGTCGGATGTCCGGTGGGAGGGCGACAGGATCGTGCTCAATACGGAACGAGCTCCGAAGCCGACCGAAAAGAAAAAGGTGCCTGAGGAAGAGGAGGAGCTGGTAGAAACGACGTGAGTTATCAAGACCTGATAGCCTCGGTAGAAACCCTGACGAACACGGTGAATGGCCGTTTGGTGGACAACTCCATCCGGCACGGCCTTTACATGCTCCGTTACCAAGCCGCGGCCTATCGTGAGGTCCTGAAATTCCTGGACGCCGGGGTGATCCCCCGGCTCATGGCCGACGTCTCGAACCGGCTGATCTCCGTGGAGGAAAAATACGGGATCGGCGCCTGGTCGCTGAAGCGGGCCCAGGAGCGCCTGGCCCAGGTCTTCGCGGCCTATCGATCCGGCATCGCCTCGGCCAACGGCGTGCTCAGCCAGGAGATGAAGGCGATCGCGCTCCTCGAAGCGGCATGGCAGAGAAAATCCCTGGAGCGGGCCGTGGGGCCCAAGTTCATCTTCGCCTTCCAGACCCCCTCGGTCCAGGCCCTGGAGCGGATCATTGAGACGCATCCCTTCCAGGGCTACACCATGGGGCAGTGGTACGAGGACCTGGGGAAGAGCCAGGTCAACGAGTTAAATCAGATCATCCGCCGGGGATTCGTGGCTGGCGATCCGGCGGCTCATATCATCCGGGAGATCCGCGAGACGATCCCTTCGGAAGCGCGCCGGCACGCTAAGACCTTGGCCCGGTCCGGGTTCGCCATGATCCGGAGCGAGGCCCGCCAGGCCCTCTACGACGCCAACTCCGAGGTCATCTGGGGATGGCAGTTCGTGGCCACGCTGGACGATCGGACCACGGACATCTGCATCAGCCTGGACGGGCAGCAGTTCAAGCTCGGGGAAGGGCCCCGGCCCCCGTTGCATCACCAATGCCGGTCCGACGATCCGCCTGTGATTAAAACTTGGAAAGAATTAGGCTTAGATAAATACGGGCTCAAGGACATGACGCCGGGAGAGCGGGCCGCCTTCGGCGGACCGGTCAAGGGGAAAGTGGATTACAAACAATGGATCATGAATCAGGGGCTTCATGAAAAGCAGCTCGCTTTCGGAAAAAGATGGGGCGAGGCCATTCACAAAGGCGAGGCGACGGTCGAGGATTATTTACGACGGAAAACCGGACAATTACCCAAAGTTGCATAAAATAGGTCTTGACAAAAATTAATATTGTGAATTTAAATCATCGTGGCGGTTGTTTGTGGGTGGAAAGCCCGCGACAACAAACGGGGCGGAAAACCCCGGGGAGGCTTTATGACCCTTGCATCTGTGATCAATGAAGAGAATTTCGGCAAGCTCGACCCCGTGATCCAGAAGGAATACAAGCCTTTGGAAGGAAGGCATGGGTATTACATTCTGGACGCGGCGTCCACGACGCTGAAGACGGCGGATGGAACGTCCGAGCAAGTTTTCTCGTTGGAGGACGTCCGGGGTCTCAGGGATGCGCTGGAGAAATCGAACGCGAACTTCCATACGACCGAGGCCAGGCTGCGCGGATTCAAGGACCTCGATCCGGACAAGGCGCGCGAGGCGTTGCGTAGGATCGAGGAGATGAAATCCTGGAAGCCGGGCGAGGAGGTGGAACGCCAAATCGCGGCCAAGGTATCGGAGGTTCAGAACAAGTACGACGACGATTCAGCCGCTTGGTCCGCCGAGAGAGATTCCCTCGAAGAGGTAATCAACCAGATGCTGATCGATGGCGAGGTCGCACGAATCCTTGGTGAGGAAAGCCTCAGGGGCAGTGCGATCCTGCTCACACCGCAAGTTCGGGCCCGGACCCGCGTCGTCAAGGAGGAGATTGACGGAAAGCCGAAGCGCCGCCTCGAAGTCCTCAACGACGCCGGGCAGGTCGCGCTCACGAAGAAGCAGGGAAAGACCAATTCCATGGAACTCCGCGAGCTATTGGAGCTGATGCGCGACGGGCATTTCGGCGCCGATATCGCGCGCGGATTCTACGGGTCCGACAAGCGAGGGAGCGGCGCCGAAGGCGGCGAGTACAGCGCATCCGGCCTGCGCAAGTTGACCGAGGAAGAGGCCATGAATCCGACCAAGTATCGTGAAATGAAAGAGCTTGCTGAAAAAGAGGGAAAGGATATTCGGGATTATATGCCCGAATCCTCTCCCACAGCCACGGAATAGGAGACCACTTCTTAGCATAACAACAAGTATTTGACTTCCATCGTAAGTGGAACGCTGCGCAGGTGGAAAGCCTGAAGGAAGTCGGCGGAACACTAACGATGGAGGTTGAATAAATGGGGAATGAACTTCTCTACTTCAATCCTTATTTCTATGCCCAAGAAATCCTGATCCTTCTCGAAAAAAAGCTCGGGCTCGCGAACCGCGTGCACCGGGGATACGAGCAGGAACGCAGAACCTACAAACAGGGCGAATACATCAACATCAAAAAGCCGGGTACTTTCGTGGCGCAGAATGCCCCTTCTTCCACCCCGCAGGATGTCGCCACGGAAGGCGAGCAGATCCGGCTCACCGAATGGAAGGACGTCGTAATCGCCCTGGACGACAAGGAGCTCACCTTCTCGAAGGAAGAGATCATCGACATTCACATCGACCCGGCGGCCTATGCGATCGCCGATGCGGTCGACCAGGCCATCGCCCTGCTTTACAAGGATGTGCCCTGGTATCATGGGGTCGCGGCCGCGAGCGCCATGACGGCCTCCGATGTGACCGCGTGCTGGCAGACGCTGTTCGACAACAAGGTGCCGATGGATCCCACGCGGCTCCACATGATGCTCAATGGCGCGGGTACCAAGCAGCTGCTCGATTCCTCGAACTTCGCGCAGTGGCAGGGCTCAGGCGCGGAGGGTGTGAAGACACAGAAGACAGCGGAGCTCGGAAACCGCTTCCTTTTCAACATGTTCGCGAACCAGAACACCCAGGCGCATACCCCGGGAGCGATCACGGCTTCCGCTCCGAAGATCAAGACGGGCGCCGCGAAGGGCGCAACGTCGGTGACCATCTACGACACAACCCTGACCGGAACGGCCGAAAAAGGCGATAGCTTAGTCATCGCCGGCAACACGCAGCGCTATGCGATCACGGCGCCCGCCACGGCGGCCTCGAACGAGATCACCGTGAGCATCACGCCCAAGATCGTGGCCACCGTGGCCGGGGACGCGGCCGTAACCCTGCGCCAGAAGGACGCGACCTGCAACCTCGCTTTCCACCGAAATTTCGCGGCCCTGGCCATGGCGCCTTTGCCCATGATCGGCGACAAGCGGGGAGCGGAGATCAAGACCGTCACCGAACCGAAGACGGGTCTCTCGATTCGGATCACTCTCTGGTACGAGGGCAAGGAGGCGAAGCTCTACGTCCGCGTCGACGCCCTATTCGGGGTGAAGACGCTGGATCCGAACCTCGCCATGCGGCTCGAAGACGAACTTTCTTAAGGATCTTTTGAACGATCCACGGGAGGAGGCGTCTTTCGGCGCCTCTTCCCTGAAACTGTTATTTGAGAGGTATTATCATGCCGAATGACGCGAAACCGATCATCGTGATCCATCACAAGGATCACGGGCGCATGATCATCAATGCCATCGATTGGCCCCAGTACAGAAAGGGCGGCTGGAAGGAAGGGGAGCCGTCCCAGAAATCGGAGAATCCAGGGAAAGGAACCGGGGGACAAGGAACCGGGAATCCAGGCGGATCCAAGGAGCCTATCGGAACGGACAAGTAGGAGGCTAAAGTCATGGCCACTACTTTCGTGGTCGAGGATGGATCCGGGAAGAGCGACGCCAATGCCTACATAACGGAGGCTTATTTTCGCCAATACTGGGAGGACCGGGGCAATCCCACTTCCGTCTCCTCCGCGTCCCAGGCCGATGCGGAGGAGGCGATCCGCATGGGCACGCAGTATCTGGACATGGTGTATGGCGATTTCTGGAAGGGTCTCAAGGCTTCCTCCACCCAGGCGCTCGATCACCCGCGCATCGGGATCGAAACGCGGGACGGATATTTAATCGAATCCGACGTGATCGCAGAGCGGCTCAAGATGGGCTGCGCGGAGATGGCCAAGCGGCACCTCGAGGAAGACGATGGGATCTATCCGGACCTGGACGACCCGGCCTACGTGGAGGAGGAGACATCCAAGGTGGGAGGCGCGGCCTCCATCAGCACGACGTACATGGGCGGCAAACCCCCGCGCAAGGAATACTCCATGGTGGAGCGGCTCATCGAGGACCTGATCGATATGTCCCTGACGTTGGAGAGGGCATAAACCATGAAGTGGTGGAAGGATTTTTCGAACATCGTGGCCCTGCTCGGAATCCCGGTGGGATTGATTCTCGTACTCTGGGGCCCGGAGGATGGATTCTCGGGAACTCCTTCGGCGTGGCGCTGAAAGCGAAGACAGGAAAACGGATAATCCGTGTGAAGGGATGACATGAAGTATCTACGTCAAGGCACGGCCGGCGAGGAAGTGGTGGGCCCGATCGTGGACTATCTGGACGGGGTCACCCCCAAGACCTCGTTGACCCTGGGCGATATCACGGCCGCGATCATCAAGAATGTGACCCGCAGCACGATCACGCTCACGGCCACGGGCGGGGACAATGACTTCGTCCACCTGGGGGACGGATACTGGAAGCTCGAGCTCACGGCCGCGAATAAGGACACCTTGGGTCCCTTCCGGGTGACCTTCCGCGACGAGGATGTTTTCAAGCCCCTCCACGAGGACTTCATGGTGGTGACGGCGCCCGTCTACGATGCGTTTTTTGCCACGGGCGAGACGCTCGCCAAGACGATCGAGAAGCTCGACGCCATGATCGCCTATCCCAACCAGGATCACTACGAGCTCTCCCCGGAGGCCGTGACGCAGATCCTCGCGGTCATCAACGGCTACTATGGCACGATCTACTCCATGATGGAGGATGGCGGGGGGTATTACAAGCTCAAGGATCAGGCGCTCGGTTTCCTCAATGGGCTCCTCTTCGAGAACTCCTGGATGGAGCGGGTCACCTTCAAGGACGGCGGACAGCTCGTCAGCGAGGACAAATTGGAGGTCTATGATTCCAAGACGAACGCGCAGACTCATGACGGATCAACGGGCCTGAAGCGCAAGTTGAAACGAGTCTATACCTGGGACGCTGTGGAAAGGCTGCTATCGCTCCTGACGACGAAAGAGGCGTAAGGTGACGGAGATCTACATACCGAAGAGCTACACGAAAACGGGGATGACGGAGCAGCTCGTGTACGAGCTTCCATCCGGATATTCACCTTCGGGCTCTCCGCATCCCCTCGTCGTGGTCTGGCACGCCTACGGGGAGAACCCCACCGCGGTGGGTGCCAACAGCGGGTTTCAGGCGGCCTGCGAGACGAAGAACTGGATCTTCGCCGCGCCCCTTTGCTTCGACAAGAGGCACTTCTCGTCCCTGTATGCCCACGAGCACGGCATTCTCGCGCTCCGGTATATGATCGAGGAGCTCGCCCTCAATATCGACATTGACCGGATCTACCTGGTCCAGCATTCCATGGAGGGAGGAATCCGGCACGTGTGTCTCTGCAACGCCCAGGGCGCCGGCCACTACCCGTACGCCGGATTGATCTCGATCTGCCCGGTATCCGACTTATCGGAGCAATACGATCTCGACATCTATGCGCTATATTACCTACCCCGGCGGCTCGGATGGCCGAAAGACGCGGCCCATCTTTTTCGATATCAGCAGGCCTCCCCGCTCTACCTGGTGAACGACGTCTATCAGATCTATTATTCCCCAGGCAGAAACCTGAAAAACTTCCCGGTCTGGC